AAGATGTAGAAATTGTTATTAATTCCCGTGGTGGAAGTGTTCTTGATGCAAGTGAGATATACACAGCACTTAAAGACTACAAAGGTAAAGTTACTGCAAAAATTGTTGGCTTTGCTGGTTCTTGTGCATCTTGGATAGCAATGGCTGCTGATAATGTAAAAATCTCTCCAATGGGATTTATTATGATACACAATTCCAGCTCCATTGCAATTGGAGACAATAGAGAAATGGATAAATCCTCAAATATGCTAAAGACAATTGATAATTCCATAAGAAATGCTTATAAAGCAAAAACTGGACTAAAAGATGAGGAACTTACAGAACTAATGAACAACGAGTCTTGGTTTGATGCTAAGACCGCAGTTGATAAAAACTTTGCAGATGAGATTTTATTTGACGAAGAATTAACTGTAACAAACTCTTTTTTAAATGAGTTAGAACTACCAACTGATAAGATATTAAATCTTATAAATAAAACAAAAGAAGAAAGAGAGGAAGAAGAAGTAATGGATTTAAAAGAATTACAAGAACAACATCCAGATTTATTTAACGAAGTTAAAAATCTTGGAAAAGAAGAAGGTAAGCAGGAAGAAAGAGAAAGAATCCAAGAGATTGAAAATCTTGCTATAAATGGATTTGATGATTTAGTTAATAAAGCTAAATTTGAAGAACCTGAAACGCCTGAAAAACTTGCAATGAACATCCTTAAAGCACAAAAAGAAAGTGGCGAAAAAGTTATTAAAGACTTTTTAGAAGATAAGGACTTTGTTGTTGAACATGATGCACATGAAGAAGAAGTAAAAAACACTGGCAAAGATGATGAGTTCGCAAAACTTATCTCTAACTTTGTAAATGAGACAAGAGGAGTGAAATAATGAATAACTTATATGGAAAAGTTGATGAATTTACACCAGATAATCTAATTAATGATATTACAGTTTCTAACGTAACAAAATCTGTAAAGATTAAAAAAGGTACACAATTAGAAAGAGGAACACTTTTATCTAAAGATAAAGCAGGATATTATAAGAAATTTAAAGGAGCATCTACTGGAGAAACTGCAGAAAAACCAGACTGCATTTTAGCAGATAATGTAAACGCAGATGATGACGTATTTGCCGTAGCTTATGCGACTGGAGTATTTAACAGACAAGCATTAATCCTTGATGGAGAGTTAACAGATGCGGCAGAAGATATTTTAAGAGATAAAGGTATTTATCTTAAAGACAATGTGGAGGTAAAATAATGGGAATTTACGATACTAAAACACTTTTACAAGGTATACAAACAACTAAACCAGTTAAAACATTTTTAAGGGATACATTTTTCCCAGCTGGGAATGATACAACACTACTTACAAAAACAGCTGAATTTGATGTTAAAAAAGGTAAAAGAAGAATTGCACCTTTTGTAGCACCTAGAGTTGGCGGAGTGACAATTTCTAGAGAAGGATTTGAAACACATACAATTACAACTCCTCTAATTGCACCACAAAGGGTTCTAACTGTAGATGATTTAGAATCTAGAGCATTTGGAGAAAATATTGTTTCTACAATCACTCCACAACAAAGACAAGCTAAAATTATTGCAGATGATTTACTAGAACTTGATGAAATGATTACTAGAAGAGAAGAAGCAATGATAGCTGACCTATTATTTAACGGAAAAGTATTTATTAAAGCATATATCGATTATGATGGTAAAAATACACAAGACTCCGTTATTGACTTTGGTAAAAAGACAAATGAAACAGCTAAAAAGCTATGGAGTGCAGCAGACGCTGACATTATTACAGATTTAAGAAATCTAAGAAGAGAAATTATAAAAGAATCTGGATCTAACGCAAATGTATTAATCCTAGGTTCAAAAGTTTATGATGAACTTCTAAAAAATGAAGCCTTCTTAAAGTTCTTTGACATCAAGAATCTTAACCTTGCAACTATTAACCCAGTTGTACAAGACAACGGAGCTGTAACTTATGTAGGTAGAATTACATCTCTTGGAATCGATATGTACACATACGATGAATGGTATTTAGATGCTGACGGTGTTGAAAAACCAGTTGTACCAGAAGATAAAATCCTACTTGCATCTAGAAACTTAGGTAAATTTATGTACGGAGCAGTTACACAAATTGAAGAAGGACAAAAGAACTTCACAACTTATGTAAATAAGAGAGTTCCAAAAGTTTGGACTAATAACAACACTGATACAAGAATGATGAGACTTGCATCTAGACCAGTTGCAACTCCATTTGATATAGAAGCATGGAAGGTATTAAAGGTGCTATAATGGCAACCTTTAAAGATTATGCGAATAATTTAGACTTAGACGTCTTTATAAATCCAACAGAATTTAGTGACGAGCATTTAATAAATGGTGTTTTAATAAATTGTGTGGTAGATGCCGATATTTTTGACGAAAGGTCTAAAAAGGCTGGAGATAGGTCAGGCGGCGTCTACTCCGACACAATTTCCATTTTTGTAAAATGTGAAAAAATTGAAAAACCCAAAATCGATGAAATGCTAACAGTAGATGATGAAGACTATAAAGTTGTAGAAGTTAAAGAAAACATGGGATTATATGAAATAGAACTTACCAGATATGACTATTAGGTGATTTTATGATTGAAGTACAACTTGAAGGCTCTGAAATATTTGACCTGTTAAAAGACGGAGACAAACAATTAGAAAAGGCTATATATTTTGCCAAGAATAGGGCTTTACAAACTGCAAGAACAGAAATGTTAAAAAGTGCAGCAAAGACCTATGACACTACACAAAAACAAATAAGAGAGAGAATGAATCTAAAGAAAAGCGAAGGAGAGTTAGAAGTTAAAGGCTCTCCTATTAGATTGTTTAAATTTAAGGTAACACCCACATCTCCGAGACAGCAAATTGTTGTTGCAAGTGTAAAAAGAGCAAATAAGACTTTACCAAGGGCCTTTGTACAACAAATGCCAAATGGAACAATAGGAGTATTCCAAAGAGTTGGTAAAAAGAGATATCCAATAGAACAATTATACTCCGTGTCTGCACCACAAATGGCTGGAGAGGACTCCATAATAGAAAAAGCAGTGGAGAGAGCAAGTATTGTATTTGATGACAGATTAGAACATGAAATAGAAAGGATAGGCTTATGATTAGCATTAACTTAGTAGAATCTTTAAAAAAGGAATTAGAAAACTTATTTAAAGATGATGTGCAAAACGGCTATGAAACTAAATACCCAGATAGAAAACCACCTAGAGTAAATACTGGCTGGTATAACAAAAAGGTAGATAAAGAGGATTTTCCTTATATTTTAATCTCTCCAATAAGTCAAAATGAAAATCTTAATGTAACTAAAGTTGATTTAATGCTTATTATTGGAACTTACTCCAAAGACAATGGTGGGTGGAAAGATACAGCTCTAGTGGCAGAAAGAATAAGACAATATCTAAGAACTCACAAGTATATTGACAAAAAATACGAGATTGGTGACGATCTAAGGATTGAATATCCAGATGAGCAACCATATCCTGTATGTTTTTGTGCAATGTATGTAAGCTTTAACATATATAATCCATATAACGTGGAAGGAGGAAAAGATACATGGCTATAAAAAAAGTAAATGAACAAGTTATGTACATTGGAGATACATTTGTAAAAGAAGGTCTTTTTAATGGAACAGTTTACATAAACGGACTTCCAAAGACTTTTGATAAATTTATCGAAAATGTACCAACTTTTAAAAATCTCCTAGTACCTGTAGAAGATGTTGCAGAAAAACTAGAAGAGATAAAAGAAAGAGATAGTATTTTATATCACAGTAATCTAAAACTTAAAGAATATATAAGAGGTGATAAATAATGGCAGGAGCATATAGACACGGTGTTTATGTTTCAGAAGTGCCTACAAAAGTAATTCCACCAGTTAGAGTGGATTGTGGGCTACCAGTTGTAATTGGAACAGCACCAGTAAACATGGCTAAAACGGATTTAGAACCAAATACTCCAAAATTGATTATGAATTATGAAGAAGCGGTAAAGCATTTCGGATTTTCTGATGACTTTGAAAATTACACATTATCCGAATTTATTTACTCCCAATTTGTACTATTTGGAGTTGGACCAGTTGTTTTAGTAAATGTACTAGACAAGAAAAAACATAAAAAAGATGGAAAAAATAAGTCTTTAAAAATAGAAAATGGTAAAGGAAAAATTGAAGAAAAGGGAATTATCCCAGAAACTCTAGTTATTAAAAATGGAGATAAGACATTTAAGGAAGATGTAGATTATTCCTTAATTTTTGACAAAGAAGAAATTGAAATTATAGGACTTTCTGTAGATTTTAAAGCTGGAAGTTATACAATAACTTATTCTGTATTAGATCCAAGTCAAATTTCAAAAGCTGATATTATTGGTGGTATTGATGTTAATACAGGAAAAAGACAAGGTCTTGAACTAGTAGATGAAGTTTATTCCAGATTTGGACTGGTACCTGGACTAATATTAGCACCTGGTTACTCACAAAATTCTGATGTTGCAGCAGTTATGAAGAATAAAGCTAATAGCGTAAGTGGTTTATTTAGAGCAATGGCATTAGTAGACTGCGACAATGAACTTAAAAAAGACGAACTAGTACCATTTAAGAATAAAAATAACATAACTGATAAGTCACAAGCTCTTTGCTATCCAAAACTAGGACTTGGAGATAGAGTATTTAACTTCTCTACACAATTAGCTGGAGTAATTAATAAGACAGATTATGAAAATGGATCTATTCCTTACGTATCTCCATCTAATAAATCTATTCAAGCAGATAAGACAATTATAAAAGGCGAAGAAAACTTTATGACTCTTGATGATGCAAATTATCTAAACTCTCAAGGAATTGTTACAGCTCTAAACTTTAACAATGGCTGGAAAGCTTGGGGTAATAGAACTGCTGCTTATCCTGGAGTTACAGATATAAAAGATAGCTTTATACCTCTAAGACGTATGTTTGACTGGGTTGGAAATACACTAATCCTAACTTTTTGGCAAAAGATTGACGACCCAATGAACAAAAGACTTGTTGAAACAGTGTTAGACTCTGCTAATTTATGGTTAAACGGTCTATCTGCACAAGGAGTTTTATTAGGTGCTAGAGTTGAAGTCTTAAAAGATGAAAATCCAGTTACTGACTTAATGGACGGCATTATAAGATTTCATGTTTATCAAACTCCTCCAGCACCAGCAAGAGAAATTGATTTTATTCAAGAAATTGATGTAAATTATTTCAATAGATTCATTGATGATATTGTTAGATAAGGAGGTAAAAAATGAGAATACCAGATAAATTAGTTGGATTTAACGTATTTGCTGGAAATAGACTTCTTGGAGTTGCTGATATAACTCTACCCCCTGTAGAGTATATGACAGAAACTCTATCTGGGGCAGGCATTGCTGGAGAAACTGAAACTCCAGCTTTAGGACAAGTAAGCTCTATGACTGTACAAATTTCTATGCGTACACAACATACAGAAGCTAAAAAGCTACTAGAGCTTAAAGGTAACCAAATTGACGTAAGAGGATCTTTACAGGAACAAGACTCTGCAACTGGAGAAATAAGAACTTACCCATGTAGAGTGTCTATGTTTGTACTGCCAAAGACATACGATACTGGAAAGTTTGAAGTAGGTGCTACAACAGATACAAGCATCGAATCTGAAGTAACTTATATGAGAATGTGGATTGACAACGAAGAAATTTACGAAATAGACAAGTTTAATTACATCTGCAAAATTAACGGAAAAGATTATCTTGCTGAAGTAAGAGAACAAATAGGAATGTAAAGGTGATTAAATGGAAAATATAACTAGACATAATCCAGAAGATAACTACAATCCAAATGACGTTGCAACAAATGCACCAGATTTTGAAGAACCTAGTACTGATAATTTTTCTAACGCTCCTCATGATTATGATGAGGAGTATAGAAAATATTACGAAGAGTTAAGAGAAAACAATAGACCACAAAATAATGCTCCAGTAAGGGCTCCGCAAAAAGCACCTAGTCCTAAAAACAATTCTGAATCTTACAACAAAAAATATACACTTAAAAAGCCATTTAACTTTGAAGGAGAATGGATGACAGAAGTGAACCTTGATTTAGATAACTTAACTGGTAAAGATATAATGGAAGCTTCTAAAGGTGTCGACTCCTTTGTACAAGAAACAGACAAAAGGTATCTTTGTGCCGTAGCTGCAAAAGCAATGAAGAGACCAACGGAAATTATGCTTTATATGTCTGCAAAAGATGTGACTGCAATTTGTTACTTTATTTCAGATTTTTTAATCGATTAGTTGGTAGAGGAAAAACGATAAAAAAACTTAGAAAATTTCTAAATGAATTGTATTTAGGAATGTCTCTATCAACTAAGAATCCGATAAACTTTTTTAAAAACATTCCACTTATTGAATTAGATGAGTGGTTTGAGGTAATAGATAATTATTACAAAGTTATTAATAAAAAGTAGGTGTTTAGATGGCTAAAATACATGAGCTTGTATTAAAAATTGATGGAAAATTAAATAAATCTGTAGATAGCTCTTTTAGCAGCGTAGTCAAAAAAGCATCTACTTTAAAAGATAAACTTAAAGAATTTTCCAAAATTGAAATTAAAGGCAATAAGTTTAATAAAATGCAAGACAGTCTTGCAAAAACAGAAGAGAAGTTAAAAAGTGCAAGACAAAACACATTAGAACTTAAAAGAGCCTTTAATGAGTCTAAGCAAAAAACGGAAGAACTTGCGAGGAAATTTAAAGAGACTGGTGGAACAAGTAAAGAACTTGCAAAACAGTTACAAGCTTCCAGAGAAGAAACTTCAAGACTTTCACAAAAATATGAGAGATCTAAAGCAAGCGTAAGTAATTTTAGTAATAAAGTTAAAGAACAAAAAGAGCAGCTAAACTCCCTAAAAAAATCTTTAGATGACGCTGGATATGGTACAGAAAAGTTTGCTAAAAAACAAGAAATGCTAAAAACTAAACTTAGCATGAAAGAAAATTATGAAGGTATGCAAAAAAGCTTTGGAAAAGCTAAAGACCATGCAAAGACTGCGGCAAAAAGAGCAGCAATATTTGGTGGTGCAGCAGCTATACCTTTAAAACTTGCAATAGATGAAGAGTCTACAACCGCAGAAATTGCAAAAGTTGCCGACTTTGCTAATGATAAGCAAAAGAAAGAGGTTACCGACAGTCTTAAAAAGATGATAACTACAGAAATCCCAATGTCTTACCAAGAAATTGGAGAACTTGCAGCAGCAGGAGCACAAGGTGGAATTGAGACTGTAGACTTACCTAAGTTCTCTGAACTTGCAGCTAAAATGGGAGTTGCCTTTGATATAGAAGCCGGAGACGCAGGTCAAAAAATGGCAAACTGGAAAGCAGCCTTTGGCATGGATATGGGAGAGTTACAAGAATTAGGAGATAAAATAAATTATCTTGGAAATAATTCCGCCGCATCTGCTCCAGCAATCTCCAATATCCTATCTAAAGTAGGAGCACTTGGAGAAGTTGCAGGTGTTGGAAGTGGAGAAGTAGCTGGTCTTGGTGCTGCAATGGTAGCAATGGGAACTGATGATGATGTTGCTGCAACAGGTATAAAGAAAGTGCTTACTACTTTATCCGCTGGAGGTAATAAAGCTACTAAGAACTATCTCGGCATGGGCGGAGAAGATTTATCCAAGGCTATGAAAGCTGATGGTGCAAATACAATAGTATCCGTATTTGAAAAAATAAAAGCCCTAGAGCCTGAAAAACAAACAGCAGCTTTAAAAGATATATTCGGACAACAAAATATTGGTGCAATTGCTCCACTACTTAACAACTTAGACCTTGTTAAAGAATATTTAGGCATGGTAGGAGATAAATCTCAATACGCTGGATCTATGCAAAAGGAATTTGAAGCACAAGCAGGAACAACGGCAAACCAATTAAGACTATTACGAAACCAAGCACAAGATGCAGGTATGGTAATAGGACAAGCAATGCTTCCAACTTTAAAAGAAGGAGTAGCAAAATTACAAGATATTGCCATGAAAGTTAGTGACTTTGCTAAGAAGAATCCAGAAGCAGTTAAGTCTATATTGAAAGTAGGTGCTGCAATTGCTGGGCTTTCAATAGTTACACCAATAATTAAATCTGTATATAATGGATTTATGGGTCTAAAGTTTGCTTTTAGAATCTTAGAAGGTGGATTTAACTTTGTAAAACTTGTTGCAAGCGGTGGACAATTAACAGCTATTATAAGCAAAATAGGACTTGCTATTAAAGGAGTAATAGGCTTCTTAGTAGCTAACCCAGTTGTTGCAATAGTATTAGGCATAGTTGCAGCAGTTATCTTATTATGGAAAAACTGGGATAAGGTTAAAGCTGTTGCTGGTGCCGCCCTAGAATGGGTAACTTCAAAAATTTCAGAAGCTAAGATAAAAGTTATGATACTGAAAAATGAAGTAGCAAATAAATTTACAGCCATGAAGCAGTTTATAAAAGACGCAGGTAACGCAGTTAGAGACTTTTTCTTAGCACCAATAAATAAAGCAAAAGATGCAGTGGGAAGACTTAAAGAAAAGCTATCAGGAATTGCGTCTACCATAAAAACTAAAATAAGTGACGGAATAGGTAGGTTAACAAGTGGTGGAAGTGTTACTGGATATGCTACTGGTGGAGTTGTAAGAAAACCACAAATGGCACTTGTCGGAGAAGGCGGAGACCATGAAGCAATTATTCCACTTAATAGAGACAAGAGGTCACAAGCACTTTGGGAATATGCAGGTAACAGAATGGGATTATTGGAACAAAGAAGAAACAGTCCTAATTATGGTATTAGTGCAGTTGCTGGAACTACTAACAGTCCAGTTAATATTACAATTGCAGTAGATGCAAGAGGCAGTGGAAATGAAGAAAATGTAAGAAACGCAATTAACGCAGCAATTCCAAACCTAAAAAGAACTATTGCAGATGTAATGAACGAAGTGGGACGAGATAGACAAAGGAGAGCATTTACATGATGGATACTATAGATATTTACACAACACAGCTTGGTGATACTTGGGATCTAATTGCATATAAAGTTTATGGTAATGAAATTTACATGAAAGAACTTGTAGAAGCTAACATGGAACATGTAAGAACTGTATTCTTTAAATCTGGAGTCGAACTTGTATGTCCTGATATTATCCTGCCAACTGATGAAACCGCACCACCTTGGAAGAGGTGATAGTCTTGAGAAAAACAAAATTAAAATTAATTTACAAAGGAGTGGATATAACAGAAGATATATCCACTTTTTTATTGGATTTTTCTTATACAGACAATGATAATGACTCCGAAGAAATACAAATAAATCTCCAAAATGTAAAAAGACCTTGGATGAAAGAATGGTTTCCAAAAAAGGGAGATAAAATATCTGCAACAATAGAATTTGACAGTGGAAAGTCTTTAAATTGTGGAGAGTTTGAGGTTGATGATATTACTTGTAAAGGCAAAGGAAACACTGCAAGTATTAAAGCGATATCTGCAGACGTAAGCGGAGAAATTAAAGACACAAAGAGATCACACGCTTGGGAAAAAATAGACTTTAAAAGTGTTGTAAATGAAATAGCTGGAAGAAATAAGATGTCGGCTATTTTCCATATTAAAGACAACAAAAAGTACGACAAGTTGGATCAAAAAAATAAATCTGACATTGAATTTATAAAAAAGATTTGCCAAGATTTAGGATTTGATGTAAAGGTTGAGTACAAGAAAATTGTGATAACTGATGAAGATTATTACAAAGAACAAAAAGCTGAATACGAAATAAAATACCCTGAATTAGAAAAACCAAGTTTTAAAGTGGAA